TATAAGAGACAGGGCCAGGCCCGCGTGGACGCATCGGCGCTCGTCGAGGCCGCCGCGGTGAACGCCTCCCCGTCGCTTGCCGACACCGCGGCGTTGACCGAGCAGGTGGCGATCGGGGTGGCGGCGGCCGACGTCGCGGGTTTCTCCGAGACGTCGCAGCTCACTCAGGTCAGCGGCCCATCTGTCAGCGACACCGTGAACTTCGTGGACGCCGCGGCGGTGGGCTCGTCGACCACTCGAACCGATGCGGCGGGTCTCACCGAGACGGCGACGCTCGCCGTCTTCGTCCAGGCCACCGACCAGGCCACCCTGGCGGACACCACCTTGCAGCAGGTCCCCAAGGCGGCCGTCGATTCGGCTGTGGTGACCGAGACGAGCGCGGTGACGGCCGTGGCCGTCGAGCGCGTGAGGGAACTGGTCGTACGGCCCGTTTTCGCTCTCAGCCGCGAGTACCTGCACTTCTGGGTCGATGGTGTGACCGGCACCGGGGAAACGGTCGAGGTCGCGTTCACAGCTGCCGATGGCAAGCCGGTCGAGGGCGACTGGGAAGCCGCGTCATGGGGGCGTCTCGCCGTCGACGGCGCGGACGTCCGTGTCCTGGTCGGTCCGGGTGCTGTCCCTCTGGCTTCCGGCATCTACGCGGCCTGGGTGCGTGTGACCGCTGACGAGGAGAGGCCCGTGCTGCGGCCCGGGCTCGTCTCTGTGATCTGACAGGAGGAAGACTTTGCATCCGATCCCCAGCACGTGCCGGATCGTCCGCTACCGGGGTAAGCAGGGGCTGCAAACGATCCGCGCGGCCATCGTCATCGCTGATGTGACGACGCTGGACCCGCGCGGCGTCGAGGTCGGCGCGGTGCCAGCGCTCGACGACGAGTTCCACGTCCACCTGTGGGTCTTCAGCCCCGGCAACGTCAGGGGCGGGTTCCACGAGTACAACGTGCCGCCCGGTACCGGCCCCGGCACGTGGCACTGGCCGGAGCGGACGGGATGACCGTTCAGACCATTACCTCCGTGCAGGCGGCCGCCCGCGCGGCTGACGTCCTTGAGCGCGCCGATTGCGAGCCGAACCACGACATGGTCTCGGCGAAGGTGTCGATCGCCGGGGGTTGGACCGAGCTTGCCGTCGCTCTGGCGGAGATGGAGCGCACGTGACGAGCCAGATAGCGGAACCGCCATCGGAAATGGAGGTGGAGAATGCCGCTGCCCGACAGTGATCAGGAGTGGCCGCCGCCTGCTATCCGCGAGGAGATGCGGCTCTACACCCAGCACGGGGCTTGGTACGCGGGTGACCCCGACCGGCTGGCGCAGGTGTACGGCGCCGGGGTGCGCCCCGCGATCGGCCTGGACCCCAAGGGGTACGACCGGCCGTTGATGCGGGCCGGCGGGTGGGCTACCCGCGTGGTCCGCTGGTTCTGGGGGACACCGATCCCTCCGGGGCAGAGCAGGTCCACGAAACTGCACATCCCGATCGCCGCTGACATCGCATCCACCTCAGCTGACCTGCTGTTCAGCGAGCCGCCGACGCTGAAGGTGCCCGGTAAGAAGGGGCAGACGCGGCTGGATTCGGTGCTGCACGAAGCCGGGGTGTACGGCACCCTGCTGGAGGCGGCCGAGCTGGGCGCAGCGTACGGAGGCGTGTATCTCCGGGTGGGCTGGGACACCACGATGTGCGACTACCCGGTGGTGGACGCGCTGCCCCCGGACGCCGCGATCCCGGAGTTCCACTCGGGCCGCCTGGCCGCGGTCACCTTCTGGCGTGTGGTGCACGAGGAGGACCGCGTGGTGTGGCGGCACCTGGAGCGCCACGAACGCGGCAGGGTGTATCACGGGCTGTACCAGGGCGATGAGGACACTCTCGGCCAGCAGGTACCGCTGGAGGAACACCCGGCGACGGCGGGGTTCGCCGCGATAGTGGACGCTGACGGCGGCTTCGACTCCGGGTACGACCGCGGGCTGCTCGTCCACTACATCCCGAATATGCGGCCTCATCGGACGTTGCGCGGGACCGCGCTTGGCCGGTCGGACTTCGCCGGGGTCGAGCCGCTGATGGACGCGCTCGACGAGACGTGGACCAGCTGGATGCGGGACCTGCGGTTGGGCAAGGCCAGGATCATCGTCCCCGACGTCTACTTGTCGAACGCGGGCCGTGGCCAGGGTTCGATGTGGGACCCCGACAAGGAGATCTATAGCGGTCTCGGGATGCTGCCTCCGGCGGACGGCGGCAACAACATGATCACCCTGTCGCAGTTCTCGATCCGGGTCGCCGAGCACGCCGACACCTCGAAGATGCTGCTGGCGCAGATCCTTCGCGGCGCCGGGTACAACGTGCAGTCCTTCGGTGAGGGCGGCAACGACGGCCAGGCCGCCACCGCGACCGAGATCCACATGAAGCGGCACCGGTCCTATTCGACGCGTGGCCGGAAGATCGGCTACTGGACGCCTGGGCTGTCGTGGATGGCTGAGGCGATGCTGTCGGTGGATCATGCGGTTTTCGGCACGAAGGTCACCGCCGAGCGTGGCGTTGTGGCGTGGCCGGACGGTGTCATGCCTGACCCGGAGGCGCTGGGCCGCACCCTGGACATGCTCAACCGGGCGCAGTCGGCGTCCCTGGACACTAGGGTCCGGATGCTGCACCCGGACTGGGATGACAACCAGGTCACCGCTGAGAAGGAACGGCTGCGCGACGAGCTCGGGCTGAACGTCCCGGACCCCGCGACGATGACCGACCAGTTCGTCCCCTCGGCTAGCGGGGACTGATGGTCGCCTCTCCAGCTGGGGCGGTCGCGGTGGGGCTGGAGCATGCGCGCCGGGTCGCGGCCATGTACGCCGATGCTGAGGAGGCGTTGCTGCGGCGCGTCGCCGCCCGCGTCGACAGCGGTCGGGATGACGACTCGGCGGCGGAGTGGGAGTCCAAGCGGCTGGGCGAGGTCACCCAGCTGCGTAAGGAAGCCGAGGCGATCACCCGCCGTCTGGAGTCGGCCGCGAAGAAGGCCGCGCAGCGCGCGGTTCTGGAAACGTGGGCGGCCGGGATGGACGCGGCTGTCGTCGGCGCGGTGCTCCAGGTCCACGACGACAAGGTGCGTAAGCGCCTGGAGAAGGCGCTGCGGGATGCCCGTGATCTCGGCTCGAAGAACCTGATCAACCCTGGTCAAGGTGTGGCTGAGCTGGCGGCGCAGGCGTTGCGGCGGATCACGTCAGTCCACACGGGCGCGTTGCGAGCCGTGGAGGACATCTATCGCAAGGTGATCGCCGAGACGGCCAGCCGGACGCTCATCGGCGCGGAAACCCGCAGGGAAGCCTCGCAGCGGGCGCTGGACAAGTTCACCGCCAACGGCATCACCGGGTTCACCGATTCTCGCGGCCACACGTGGGGCATGCCGCAGTACGCCGAGATGGCGATTCGGACCGCGACCGCCCGGGCGGCGGTCGACGGGCACCTGTCGACGCTGCGGGACGCGGGCATGGACCTGGTGGTGGTGTCGCGACTGCCGTACACCTGCATCCGGTGCGGGCCGTGGGAAGGCAAGATCCTTTCGATCTCGGGGTCTGCTGGGACGCGGGTCGCGGAGTCCCCGGCGACGGGTGTGCAGGTGCTCGTCGACGTCGCGGGGACGGTGACGCAAGCCCGAGTGGAAGGGCTGATGCACCCGAACTGCGGGCACAACCTTTCGGCGTACCTTCCGGGTGTGTCCCGGCTGGCGCCGGTCGTCCAGTCGGACGCGACGTACGGCGACTCGCAGAAGCAGCGGTATCTGGAGCGGCGGGTCCGTGACCTCAAGCGGCGCGCTGCGGTCGCCCTGGATGAGGATGCGCGGCGCAAGCACGAGGAGCAGGCGGCCGACTATCAGCGGCAGCTCAAGGAGCTGACCAACTCCACCGGGTTGCGCCGGAAGTCGGGGCGTGAACGCGCAGCCGATGCCCCGCCGAAGGACCTGGAGAAGCTGACCGACGAGGAGATCGCCAAGCAGGCGCAGCGGTTCGCAGGCGACGAGGAGGCGACCGCGCGGCTCGCTCAGGAGAGGACGCGACGCGACGCGGAGGCTGAGGCCGCGCGGAAGGCCGCCGGGCCGGCCGCTGCCGATGACCCGTTCGCGGCGCTGACGGAGATCCACGACATCGGCGAGCTGACTGACGACCACCTGACGGCGCTGATGCTGCGCTACCAGGACGACAACGACGGCATGGAACGGGTCCTGGAGGAGCTGGACCGCATCGAGGCGGAGACACGGACCCGTGAGCAGTGGTCGTGGAACTGGCGTGAGGAGGAGACCGAGGAGGACCGGCGGATCTCCGACCTCATCGCGGCTGGCCACCACTCCTACATGGAGGCATACGCCGAGGTCCACGGTCTCGACCCGGCCGAGCTGGATCGTCAGGAACGGCGGACGCTGCTGGAGGCCGAACGCCACCCCGGAGAGAAGATCGACGACACGGTGCGACGCCTGTACGCCCAGGAGCTCGACCGGTTGTACGACCAGGCCGAGGCCGCGACGAACGGCAACCTGCTCAGCCCCGAAGGTAAGGCCGGGCGGGTCAACGACAAGTCGCTGTTCTCGGGGCCTGCCGCTCGGGCCCGCAAGTACGCCTCGGAGGAGCTGCAACGTTGGTGGCAGGACCACCCGCGGCTCACGCTTACCGAGTTCCGGGCGCAGTGGCTCAACCGTCAGGCCGACCTGGAAGCCGCCAAGCAGATCCGCGCAGGCAGCGCCGGTAGGGAGTTCGGCCTATGACCACCGTTTCCGAGGTCGACCGCCGGGCGGCGGTCACGTTCGGCCGCCTGGCCGGCGAGCGCAGCATGCCGATCGACTCGTGCCCGTATTCGGCGCGGGGTGATGACCGGCACCGGGTGCTGCGGCTGCTGTGGATCCGCACCTACCTGCGCTACCGGCCGGAACTGTCCGGCTGGTAGACCGCTCGTCCTTTCCCCTTGGGCTCGCCTGGCGCGGGCCCTTTCCCATGTCCGACGACACGCTCCAGGAGGGCGATTTCGTCATGCCAGATAACACCGAGCCGGAGCCTGGCGCGACCGGCAACACCACCTCGGACGGCACCCAGGGTGAAGGCCAGCGGCAGGAGACCACTCCGACCGCCGAGGTCACGCCGACGCAGGTTGCCGACGACACCAAGGTGGACCCCAACGCCAAGCGCGTTGACCAACTGCCCCCGTGGGCGCAGGACCTGTACAAGAACCTGCGCGCGGAGAACGCCGGGTGGCGGACGAAGCTGCAGGAAGCGCAGAAGACGGCCGACGAGGCCACCGCTAAGCAGGGGCCGACGCCGGAGGAGGTCACCGCGCAGGCGCAGGCCGAGTTCGCGCAGAAGATCGGCAAGGCCCTCGGTTTGATCACCGAGGAGGAGAAGCAGCTCGACCCGCAGCAGATGATCGAGAAGCTGACCAGCGAGCGGGACACCACCGCGAAGGAACGCGACCAGGAGCAGGACCGGCACCGCCGGGCCCTGATCGAGCTGGCGGTGCACCGGGCGAGCACGAAGTCCGGTGCGGACCCTGACGCGCTGCTGGACAGCCGGTCGTTCGTCAAGGCCGTCCGGGATCTCAACCCGGACGACAAGGACTTCTCCACGCAGGTCACGGACGCAATCCAGGTCGCCGTGGAGAACAACCCGAAGTTCAAGGCGGCATCCCAGGCGGGGCCGCCCGCCCGCTCTGGCGGCGAGTTCACCGGCGGGCCTGGTGGACGCAACAACGACGCCGAGTCCAAGTCAGTCGACGACTTCCGCGCATCGCGCAAGAAGAGGTCGTCTTCCTAGCCGCTGGTAGCGGAACCGCTATTGGCACGCCTTCAAGGAGTAGGCCCGAATGGCTAACACATTTCTGACCCCGTCGATCATCGCCAAGCAGGCGCTCGCCACGCTGTACGAGACCTGCGTCATGGCGATGCTGGTCCACAGGGACTACGAGCAGGAGTTCGTCTCCCGCGTCGGCGACACCATCTCCGTCCGGAAGCCCGCGGTCTTCGAGGCCAACGAGTTCAACCGGAACACGGGCATCGTGATCCAGAACGCGCAGGAAGGCAGCGTGCCGATCACGCTGAACCACTTCGCGGACGTCAGCTTTGCCGTGACGAGCGAGGAGCTGACCCTTGAGATCGAGGACTTCGGCACCCAACTGCTCAACCCCGCGATGGAGGCCATCGCGCAGAAGATCGACCGGGACATCCTGTCCCTGCGCAGCGACATCGTGCAGCGGGTGGGTAAGGCCGGCGCGGCGATCGTCGGTGTGACCGGCAACGCGATCCACCCCTACGACGACCCGAAGACCGCGATCGACGCCCGGCGCGTTCTGAACCAGCGCTCCGTGCCGAGTTCCGACCGCCACCTGGCGATCGGCCCGGAGATCGAGGCCCTGTGGCTCAGCGACCCGCTGTTCCACCAGGCCGACACCCGTGGTGACACGGACGGTCTGCGTGAGGCGAACCTCGGCAGGCGGGTCTTCGGATTCGACGGGTACCAGACCCAGAACATCGAGGCCCCGACCGGCGTCCCGGCGTCTGGTGCGCCGAACACCGAGATCGGTGTCGCATTTCACAGGACCGCGTTTGCCCTGGTCACGCGCCCCCTGGTGCTGCCGCAAGGCGCCGCTAACGCGGCGGTGGAGAGCTACAAGGGCTTTGGCGTCAGGGTGGTCATGGACTACGACATCTCCAAGAAGCAGGACGTGGTGTCCGTCGATTGCCTCTACGGCGTCAAGACGCTCGACCCCTCGCGTGCGGTCCTCATTCACGGGGTCGCGGCGTGACGTTCGTCTACCGCAACGCCAACACCGGGCAGGAGGTCCCGCTCGCCGAGCGGGACCCCTGCCTGGACCAGTTGGACAACTGGCGGATCATCAGCGGTCCCGCTGACAAGTCCGCGACCGGCCCGGCTGACGCCGGGCCGGTCCGGCCGTCCGAGCACGACAACAAGGCCGCGTGGATCAACTACGCGGTCGCCAACGGCATGTCCGAGCACGACGCCAAGGCGCTGTCCAAGGCGGCGCTCGTCGAGGAGTTCGGAGAGGAGGACGACGATGGCGAGGACTGACCTTAACGCCGTCGCGGTGCCCCGCGGCGGCCTAGACCTGACGGCCGCGCTGACCCCGGCGACCGTCGACGGGCACGCGTTCGTCCACTCCGACCGGCGGATGCTGCGGGTGAAGAACGCCAACGCCGCAGCCCGCACGGTGACGGTACAGATCCCGGCGACGGTCGACGGCCAGGACATCGTGGACCGGCCATACGTCATCCCGGCACTCACGGGGGACGTGCCTGTCTCTTATACACATC